AGGTTGCATAATAACATATTCTTCATTTGTAGCATCTATGTCTATATCCGTAATAATCCATGAATAGTCTTCCTCGTTTGTTATGCTTGTTGTGGTGTCATAATTATGAGAAACAATATAAGCAATACCTGAATCAACATGAACATCTCCACCAAAATTATTTGTTCGGCTAATGGTATTCCCTTGACTGTCTTTTCCTTTAACAGGAACTAAATAACACCCCGTCAAATCAACAAACTTTAAAAAATTATATTTACCAAGATGAGATAATTTAAACGCATGGTATTGATTATTTCCTACTGCCTTTCTTGTGCTTGTTGCTGCAATAGTATCATTAGTATCAATAAAGAATTTATATCCCGCATACACTCCTGCAACATTGGTTTTTTGTATGTTAGAATTTTGGTTCTTAAAATACGCATAATTTACTCCTGAGTAAATAGGAACATGTAAATCCTTTCCACTTCCTAATCCACCCGATTCATTGACTGTTGTTAAAAACATCTCCGTTGGTGTTGTGCTTTGTCCTTCAACAGCAGAAAAATCATCTTGAACACTATATTTATCTAAAACTGTAAATTTGTATCTAGTCAGATTTGAGTAATTAGAAGAGGATAAATCCGCCGCTTCAAAATCAGCGTAATCAAATTGTTTCATAAATGCTGCTAAATGACCATGTTTAACAGTTGCCTTTGTTTCAAAAACAACATTTCCTAATGTGCTAACAGAAGCCGAAATAGCATTACTTAAAGTAACTAAACCTGAACCAGCAATACTTGATACAAAAGTGCCAGCAGGGACACTTCCAATATAAGATGAAATTATTCTGTCTCCTACTGTTAATTGTCCATGCTGTCCAGCAACATCTAAATTGGCTGAACCGCTTCCTTGAAATTGACAACCTGATAAAGTGATTTCTGTGCGTAAAAAGGAACTCCCATCATCTCTAAGCGTTAAAGGGCTTGACATACCATAATTTCTTGTTTTGTTAAACTCAACCAATTTTTGACTATATTTATTATCAAATTCATTACCTGCAACTGCAGAAGAATCACTAAATCCATTATTTGAAGGCTCACCAAAAATAAGTGCTTTTTGGGGATGAAAAGATTCACTAGGAGATGCAGCACTATCATTAAAATATGCTGCGTCTTTTAATCTTCCTGTTAAAGTAGCAGAATTAGAAACATCGCTGGCCTTGATAATATAAACAAAACCCGTATAGTAATTTCCATTGTTAGGTTTATGATAAACATGAGCAGAAACATCTGCTCCACTAATAGAAATAACTTTACCCCAAATAACACCATTTGTTAAATCAACTAACAAATCATCAGCAGACATAACAGGCGTATTAGTGAAAGTAATGGTGTGTCTATAAAGACTATTGTAAGTATAATCACTAGTATTCGCAATTGAAGAAACTGAGCCTCCACTATCTGCTACTTGAGAAACATTAAAATTATATACTTCAACTGGCCGAACAAATGCTTCTTTATTTATTTTTGTTTCTGGATTGATGGGATTAAAAGCAAAATCTGTCATAAACTCAGTTAATCGCATAAGTCCAAATCTTTTTAATGAAGAAAGAGTTTTATTAGACTCAATAATTGAACTATGGGAATACGAACCATCTAAATGTGTTTGTCTTGTTGTCTGCCCTTTTACCTTTTCTTTTTCTTCCGAAAGACCCGTATCTCTGATATTTTTCATACTTAATAGTCCATATTTTTTAATATCTCTTGTAGTGCTATTCATTAGACTGTCTGTCCTACTAGAAGAGTAAGGATAAAGGTCGGAGTTGATGAATAAGAATAACCTACTAGCAGTTGGGTTTGGACTAAATAAAGAATCTTCCAAATCATCTCCTGTGGTTATCCCACCCGAATAATCAACAAATCTAAGATATTTAAGTTGAGTTGCAACATTCGCATAATTTGGAATAATCGGCCTAGCATAATTAGAACAAGTTGCAGGTAATATTCCTCTTCTTTCAATCGGAAGTATCTTATTTGATGTAGAACCTCCTAACTTATTATAATTTACTTTATTTCTCCCCTTATATGCCGTAGCATAATAATTGTATATTGGAGCAGAGGAAATTTGTTCTGTATTAAGATTGCTTAAAGAAAACCTTGATTTTTCTGCTCCTATTTTACCTTTTTCTAAATTAAATATTCTAAAAATAGAATGTCCAAATTTATTTGAATAGGATTTATAGGTAGAGTTATCAAAGGTTTCAAAATTAATAATGTTTAATTTTGGCCCAAGAAGCGCAATTGTTTTTCCTCCATGCAAATGCGCTCCATTTGTTAAGTGCAATTCGTGATGATTCTTTGCCGAAGGTATCTGCACTAGTGCATTATCATTCCAAGAAACATTTTTGTATGGAAATGTTCTTTTTATTTTTAATTGTGAAGGATAACTTGTATGCCACCCTCTATTTATTTGTTTATGTAGCCTTCCAACAAAAACACCATCAATATAAATTGGAGTATCATATGGAATATTATTGTTTAAAACACCATCAACATCAATAGAACTTCCATTTGCATTAAGACTACTTGCTCCTTTTGCGTCTGCAACTTTAGTAAATGTTATTTCTGAAGTATTCTTAAAATTGGGATGACTTCTTCCTAATGTAAGGGGAACATATGGAGCCAATTTAACAACATTATTTGTTTCTTCTTTTCTTACAGAAAGAATTGTAAAGTCAATCATTGTGTTAATTGTTTCTTTACCAGAAGTAAAGATAGTATCTTTTGCTAAAAATATAGAGTCTTTTTCTCCGACTGAATCGGTATTATCTATGTCATATCCTACGGCTCTAACTTCCGTTGGGTCTGATGAAGTTCCTGCTAAATCACTTTCTTCTGCACCTGCTGAAGTTAAAACAGTTCCTTCTCTGAATGATAATCCTTTATCAGCCGCCGCACTTAAATCAGTTGTACTTGTAATGGCTAAATTAGAAGCCTGTGCTTTATTAAAAATAATTTGATTATGTGCCTTTTTATATACTGTTTCGGCGTTTGCTAAAATTGTAGGAAAATCTTCTAATTCTCCAGTTGTTGCAGATGAAACTCCCGATGAATCAATTTTTCCTATAAATCCAATATCGGTATATATTTCTGTTCCTGCCGCTATTGTTAAACTTCCGCCAAAATTGACCGTTTTATCATCAAAACCTAAAGTCGTAATAGTTGTTCCTAAAGAGGTAAGGGAAACATAAGGACTTCTTGAAGAATAAATAGTGTCTAATGAATATAAACTGTCTTTATTTATGATGGGATTTACTACCTTGCTAAAAGAATTTCTTCCTGATAAAACTACAATATTGTTTCCTTTTTCAATTTTTTTATTTATTTTTTCAATTGTTCCAGTAAATACTTCATAAAGTATAACATAGTCTCCTTCTACATATTCTAGTCCATTATCGTCAGAATCGTGATAATTGTTCTCAAAATTTAAATAAAGCAATTGATATGTATTATCAATACTAACTGAACCATGAGGGGAAGAAGGGGTTTGGTAATCAACAACTGTTGCTTCAATAGCGTTTGCAGAATCCG